TGTCTACTTGATATGCCATCAATCTACTCCAATATTATTCTATTATTTATCTGAGTAGATTTATTATAATCTACCCACAGCAACTTCGATTATGCCTTCTATGCCATCGAAATCACCCAGTGCTTTGCCTATAACAGTGCCCATTTGTAGAGTTTGGGTAGTTCTAGCAAACCCGTTTCCACCGCTGATCAACATATCGCCCTTTCTTATCAGGCCTCTAACTTTACAAGGTGTTCTTCCCTGTAAAGCCACAGCTGCCACATATGTTCCTTGACAGTTACTGTTCATTAAATAAGCAGGATTTGTAGTGACAACTCCTGCTACTCTGTTAGTACCATCTTGTGCCAGTGTAACTTCAAATTCACCACCAAATTCTAGCACTGTACCCGGGGCATATTCTGCATCTGCTGTGTAATTTTCAGCCAAGTCAGCATATTGTGCGCTGGTGGCAACACCGTTAAAAATATCTGCATATACGCTGCCAAACGTTCGTCCCGGTAGTCCTATATTACATTTACTGTTAGCATCTCCTACAAAAGTAGGATCTGATGTGCCGCCGGCAGCAAGTGCTACAGAGCTTGAAATAAACTCAAAACTTGCTTCATCGCCGGTTTGAAACGCATCATTGATAGTGATTGTAAGACCCAGACCATTAGTAATAGCTAAAGTAGGAGCGTTTCCATTTATAAAAAAATGTATTTCTCCTGCATCTCCTATGGTTGCTCCTGCATCAGTAACTGAGACACCTGCTAATGTTCCCACCGAAGTCAACGATGAATCAATTATGCCAGCAGCTAGAGTTGTTCCACTCAAGGTGTTAGCTGCGGCTGTAACTGTAATATCTTGCGATCCGTTAAACTGCACACCATTAATGGCTCGTCCGGGCGCTAGTGTGCTGGCCTGCGCTGCAAGCCCGCTGAAAGTAAAACCCTGTATATTGTTAGCTACAAGACTATAAAATGAACTAGTACCAGATATTGCAGTAACATTGCCTGTTAATGGTCCAATAAATTGATCTGCGGAGATTGTGCCGCCTGCAAAACTGCCTGTGCTATCTCTAGCAACTACCTTACCTATGGTATTGATCGACGATGCATCTACTGACCAAGTGGCAGCTGCACTGCCGTTAAAATTACTGCCTGTTAAATATGTGCCTCTAGTAAGGATAGCAGGAGTATTAGCAGTAATAGTAATATCATTGTTACCATCAAAATAAGCACCGTTGATAAATCTTCCGTTTTGTAATCTAGTGGCAGTGGACGAATTACCTAAAAGATTACCGTTGATTACGGTGTTTGTTGACAGTGTAACACCTTTTTGTAATTCATTAAAACCAATAATAGCGTCTAAAGCATTGATTGTAAAAGTATCTGAACTGTGTATGGACAATACTTCATCATTAACCAATACCAATAACACTGCATGATTGATACTGTTAACATCTCTTAAAATTGCTGCTTTGATCCGTGTTTCACCAAAGCCAGATACTCCCTCAGGTCCTACAAGCGTCCAACCTGATATAGTAGAATAAACATACAATTGTTTGGTTGAAATTTTATACCAAAGAGCACCTTCAGTTGGTCCAGAAGGTGCATTTTCCAAAGCTGTAGCAGCTCCCACAGGCACCCAATTGGTGCCGTCATAGGTATTTAATTTGTTATTGACACTATCATACCAGGTTTGACCTTCTACCGCACGAGCAGGAGGATTTGTTCCGGCAAAATTTTCTAAAAGAAATAGAAAATTTTCGTTCTGTACTTCACCGTAGCCCACATAATTTCTACCAAGTAACCCAATACTTGTAGAAGTATCTAAAGTTCCGTCTTGAAGAACAACAAGTTCTGACCCGTTATATTTGTTTATGATGTATGGCATTGATTCGCTCCTTATGTATTTAACTTAAGAGCTAAATGTCCAGACACCGGCCTGTAGTATAAAAGTTTTAACAGTTCTAAAAACGCTGATAGGTTGAGCACCAACAGTAATAGGACTCACAATTGTTTGATTTGTTATAGCAAATGCAGTGCCTGTTGGGGTAACAAATTCAGCGGTAGACGGGGCTCCGAGACTGGTAGTAGCAGTAGAACTTATATTTGCTAGTCTTGTACACAAAATTCTAGCTAATGTGCCGTTTTCATATTCGTTTACAGGAGCCAGACTTGTTAAAATTATAGCAATATCTCCGTCAGTTGGAAAATCTGATACATCTATGCTGAATACTAGTGATCGAGTTCTTACCACATTCAAAACATATTTCTTGTTTGTGGCTTCAGATAATTCAGTAGCACCCAATGCAGTGCCAATTGATCCAGTATTTTCAGTAGTTTGTACAGGTGAATTTTGACTAGTAGTAATCAATCCCGTCAGCAAAGGTGAACCAATTAATACAATATTCCCGCTGCCATCTGGCGCTAGTTCTAGATCTAAAGAACTTATAGTAGATATTCGTTGATTGTCTATAAAAATATTGTCTACTGATAAATTTACCAAAGTTCCCACATTGTTCAAATTAGGAAAAGAACTTGAAAAACATTGTGTTGAAGTTAACACTGTATTTCCAGCAATTTTATAATTTTGTCCGGCGGCTAAATTAATATTTTCTGTGCTAAACCATCCAACATTTTTATCCCAAGTAAATTCATGGTCACTATTTCCCCTTAGAATAATTCCACCGCCGTCAGCATATTCGTCGGTATTGGAAGAACTATCGCCAAGACTGGCTAAAACAACATTTTTATCTTCAATAGTAAGTACACTGGTATTGATTGTGGTTGTATTTCCTTGAACCACAAGATCGCCTACCACTGTTAGATTACCCCCAACTGTGGTTAAACTATCAGTAAACCCATCATAAATTTTTATTTCTCGAGTTGGTGAAATAATGTTAACAGCTGTTTCGCTAACAACTCCCTTTTGTACAGCAAAACTGAGATTTTTATTTGAAGCTGTATTGTACAATCTCACATTGCCGGCGGCAACATTAAATGCTCCTTCAGTTCCAGCTCCTACATTAAGTCCGCTGTTATTGGTAATAATTAACGGCTCTGCAAAATTGTTTGCTTGATCACGTCGAGCATAAAGGGATGCAATGACAGTGTCAAGTCGATCTGCGTTGGTTGCGGTGACATTGAATTTTATGCCCGCTAGTGTTCCGACATTAAATCCAGGAATAATACTTCCACTAAAACCTTCAATGTTTAATTTAGGAGTAAATGTGTCTTTGGCAAATATTCCTAACAAAATTCCATTATTGTATAGATAGGTTACAACACGGGATGCATTTAACGAATCTAAAATAGTTTCAACTTTGAATCCACTAAGTCCCTGTGCCTGAGAATAAGCAGGACCAAGCAAAATAAAACTAACACCGTCATAGAAGTATAGTTGTTTACTGATGTTGTTAAACCATAGATCTCCGGCACCCGGTTGACTGGGCTGAGAATTTGAAATACTAGCCGAGCTTACTGGAACAAATCCTGTACCCGTGTAAACTTTTAGTTTTGCTTCGCTAGAGTCAAACCATAGCTGTCCCCTAATTGGATGCTCAGGTCTACCGGTGCCTGCAAAATTTTCTAAAAGTTTTATAAAATTTTCATTTAACGATTCACCAAAGCCACTGTAATTTTTTCCTATCAAGGTAATGTCAGTTGTTAGGTCATCAACTTGACCATCAGCCACAGTAGCTAATAGTGTTCCGTCTGTTTTATTAATCGAATACGCCATTTTTTATCCTTTAGAATGCAGGAGGTCCTGACCTAATAATGTAGTTTATTGTTAGAAACGGATTCATTAATGAAAATGCTTCGCTTAACGGATTTGTAGTTTTAATACCCCCTGAATTAGGAAGGTAATTGAATTTACCTGCTGCTGTTGGCCCTGCATCTAAAAATGCACCAAAATCAGTTGGCAAAGCGGTGTCTAATTTTACCGCAGCATATTGTCCGCCGGTGCTACCTACCATATCGTGTTCATGATCTGGAAGATTTCTAATCAACAGTGTTTGAGTTGATGTACCGCTGCCTTGACCAATATTTTGTGGTTCAGTTCCAGATACTCTTCCTACCGCGCCGCCACCGCCTTCTACATATCCACCAGTGCTGTTAGGCACTGTGATACCGTTGTCCATATTATCTCTTCCTAGAGCAAATCTACCTCTTAGATCGGGAATTCTAAAAGTATTAACTCCAACTAACGGATCAACACCGTTGTAGGTTGTGCCAATGATATCGTACAAATCAGAAAATTTTCCTCTTTCTACTTCGCCACCATCGCAAAACAAAAATCCATAAGGAGCACTAGAACCTGCATAAGGCAGAATAGCACCAATTGGCAATCCTAAATCAGCTATAAATGTATCTCTAGATTGTTTAAGCAGGCCGCTGGTACTTGATCTAAAAACCAAAACAAAATCATCTGTTTTAGATCTATTAGGAATAGGTTCTGCTTTACTACTAATGATAGAAGAAGAAAGTGTTGTATTAAATGTTTTTGTATAACCGCCTGTGCTGCCGTTAAAAGTTATTGGAGCCGTTGAAGCTATGTCTCCTGTGATAGAGAATGCTGTGGTGTTTTGTAAACTTGTGGCAGTAACAGCATTACCACTGATATCTCCTCCAAGTACTCCTTCCACAGTTTCTGCAATAATAGTCTGTGCTCTGATTGTTTTCCAACGCTTGGTAGCACTACCAAATTCAAAAGTATCATTCAGTGCTGGATCAATATTCCGTGCGGTAGTAGTTCCGACTACTTCTAAAGTTGTACCGATTAATGCATTTTTGGTTACAGCTAGTCCCCCAGCAGTTCTAATTGAACCATTGCTGAGATTAGTGGTTCCTACTGTGCTATCAACAATCAAGTTTCCACTAATTTTAGTGTTACCAATTATGTCCAACGATTCTTGTGGGCTGAGATTATTAACTCCAACTTTATTATCAATTACTCGTAATATTGTGTTAGGTATACCGTCACTGTTCAGTTGAATATCAATACTGCTACCTGCTGAGGAATTATAGATTTTAGCAGCGGTAGCTGAATTAGAAAGATTAAATGAACTGTCTACTCCGATATTGATACCTGAGTTGTTTCTAATGTTCAATCCAAATTCAGTGGTATTAGTGATATCCGATCTAAGAAATTTACCGCTGTCAATCACCACACCACTGACATTTAATCCGTCTGCTGAAGTGGCTGTTCCGTACAGTTTGGGACTAAATCCACCCAGTCCTAGATCTGTTGTAGATGATATATTCACTCCTGATCTTACTGCAAGGAATCCTGTGATAGAATTTTTTGGAGTAAAACTGTCTTTGCTGATAATTACAACCGGTTTATCTTCTACATAAAAGGTTAAAACTACTTTGGTAATATTGTTGGTGTCTACAATCTGCTCAACTAGCGGGCCGCTCAATAGTCCTGTTGAAAAATTAGGTCCAACTAAAATCCAGTCTGTGCCTGAGAAAACATATAATTGTTGATTTACGGTATCTACCCAAAGTTCGCCAACTTTGCTTTGTTCAACAGAAGGAGCTACAACACTCTTTTGAATGTCGCTGGCTGCTTTCCAACCAACACCGTCATAGATTTGTAGTGTTCTTGTGTTGGTATCAAACCATAACTGTCCTTCAGTAGGGTTGACTGGTTGAGCCGGGCCTGCAAAATTTTCTAACAGGGCTAGAAAATTTTGACCAATAGTCTGACCATACCCAGTTACATTTCTTCCTGGAAATGTCAAGCTGGTATCTGTGTTTGAGGTGTTATCGTACACCGTGATCGGTGTCTTATTTTCGTTATCAGTAAAATTTACAATATATGGCATTTATTACACCTCCGTGAATCCAGTTAAACTCTGTACACGAATTGTATAATCAATTTGTAATAGTCTGTTCAGAGATTTTTGAACAGGGTGAAAAATCACATGGGTTAATAATTTGCCTGTGCCGCTGTCGCTATACGATCTTAGACCCAATTCATCAAAAACAAAATTACCACTCATATCTTGACTGTTGTCAAATGCATCTTGTCCGTCTGGTTCGCCGTAATCTAACAAACAACTAATAATAATATCACTGTAAGTGGCTCCACTTATATGCCTAATTTCCATTTTATTTCTAATAGGATCTGTATTTTCTGTAGCATTTTTATCCACCACTTTGGCATAGGTTTGATTATACAGACTGGTGTTAACTCCTACAGTGTTTGGTGTTAGATAGCTAATCAGTCCAGTTGGGTCTACTGTGGTTCCGCCGTTGCCAAAAACCATTTGATAAATCCAGCCTTGGCCTTGATTACTAAGACTGTTGACCATTGCCACACTCATATTTTCATAATGAATGGCATTGCGTTTGTCTTGAAATACCTCGCCTGTTTGGGGATCAAATATTTTTATGTGTCCTTCGACGTGGAATCCACCACTTTCGTTGGGTGTTTTTTCTGGTTGTTTTTGTTCGTTGGGCATATCGAGCTCGTTGAAATTATTATTCATAGTGTATTTATTCTGGTATGATGGTTGTCTTTTGTAAAATAAAATTGCTGATCGCAGTAGCATTTTTCTGTAGAGTTCTTCCGGCTGATGCCGTTGTAACACCTCGATCATACCAAGTTCTTCCTGTTTTCCTAATTACCGTGATACGGGTGCCCGCCGGTATTGCTTTTGTTAGCCTTATATAAGAGCTTGTTCCATCTACACTGAATTCTGCTTCTATTTCTTTGCTTCCGTTAGGGCCTAGATCTTCATCAAATACATCGACAGGGTTTTTACGTAATCTAGTACCAGCTACAAATATTTCCAATTGATCACACGGTCCGTGTGTTACAGGAATGTTGGGGCCACCTGTTGCAATGTCAATTCCACGGTACCATGAACTTCTAGTTCCTTGTGTAGGAACAAAATCTAAAGGACCAACTAATAATGTACTACCGTCGCTGACAAAATCCAAACGGTGTTGTGTTTCATTATACGGAATAGTTTCTAATGGGCCGCTGTCTGTTACAAAACTACCCGCTTCGTGAATTATTGCAATAGCAGTTCCTAGACTTCCTCTACGAAGCTGTGTAAGTACATTTCCAGACTTTTGTAAATATTCTATTCTTTCGTTGTTGATGTATACAATACCTGATACTGGTCGGTCGGTCGGGTCATACAGTTGATCACCATTGACCACTGTAATACTTTGATCGTAGTAATTCAATGCTACGGCTAGTTTAACATCATTTCTGCTGTAGCGTTTGAAATGGTATATGTTTAACATGTCTTTGTAAATTTCATATGCACTAGGAAATCTATATACGTCATTGCCAAATTCAACAATTTTTACATCATCTTCGGTAGTTGTTTCAACATCTAGATATACCACACCTCTCGGCAAAGATACACTAAAATCACGGTCCTGTGTTTGTCTCACTCCGTTTACATAGACCCATACATAATTTGAATTTATAGGAGTTCTAGAAAGTTGATATTGAACTTTTCCGCCTGCAAATTGATCAGCTACAATATCCATACTAGGATATTCACTAAACCAAACAATTTCAATTATATCTTTTGCAGTGCTGTCATCATTGTTTTCCAGAGTGGCCATAATTGCATCTGTGAAAACAATTTCATCACTGTCTATTTGATAATCTGCAAATGCGGTAACAACAATTCTAATAACATCACCTATATCTAGAATATCTGAACGCACTGTAATAATATTAGATCCAGAATTAAGCGTATAGTCTACCACCTGAATCGTTGGGTCGTTGTTTACAAATACTCGAATATCAGGATAAGTTATTGAACCTGGAAATCTTATTGGATCTACTCCAATAGTAATTTGATTGTTGGTTCCGTCGTAGACTGTTAACACAGTATCAGGTCCTTTGATCTGTTGTCCATTAATGTTTATCAGTAAGTTAGATACCGCGGAGGCCCTAGATAAATTAACAAATTTGTCTACTACAAATCTAGTGGTTGATCCATCGTAGACAATAGTTTGATTATTAACTCTAATTATACTCTGTCCTGTGGAGTCTGCATCTAGGCCGGGTCCTAGACATACCACCTTGACCACACTGTCAATAGCCGGAGCAATACCAAACTGTACTAAAGTTTTATCTAGTGTATCTGTAAAATCAGCACTGTCTAGGAATCCAGCATCAACGGCATCACCGTTGACTGTAACTAATATTGACGAAGTTTGACTGAAAATTGCTTTAGTTAAAAACAATGTAGTTGCACCGTCTGCAACAAATTCTTGATAATCTAATAAATTTATACCGCCTAGACCAAATGCCAGTATTTCAATTATGGTGGTACTGATCGGTACATAATTAAATACCACCTCATTGGTTTCATAGTCTATAATATAATCTTGAACCAGTTCTTGTTTGATTTTATTAATGTAAACAATTACTGAATTGTTTTCTAATATATTAATACCTATGGCATATTTAAATTTTACACCGTCCGAATATGCAATGGTATTTTGTATCAGGGCAGATCCTTGAGGATAGGTGTGGAACACTTTGATGCTTACACTTTCTAGCACTTGGCCGGGAATGTTTTCTTCGGGCGCTGGCACTTGATCTGGGCTAATAAATTTATCGCCGTCTACGACAATTTCTTCGGCTGTGAGGCCGTTGGCTGTTTGATACGCACCACTAATATTTGATAGTGATCCGCCACTCAATTTAGTATCTAAAAGATTTACGTCGGTGATGGTCACTGATCCGTCACTGTCTAACTTGCGGAAGATCAATGTATCACCTGGTTCTACACTGATATATTGACCGATTTCAACTACTCTAGTAGATCCATCTCCTACAAATGTAGGCATCTGGGCGTTGGGATTAGTGGCATTTGAGCTATCCCAATTTTGAATCCAATTAGGATCATCTACTCTAATTGTTTTAGGGGCAGTGATTCCTGATTCTATAATAACTTGTGGATTTGTGGTGCCGCCGAGTGTTTGTATATCGCCCGGAATCCTGGTTCCCGAAGGTTTCCAATATACAGAAATCTGTTCTCCCGCTGCAGGAATAAATGGCAATGTTACTGCAATAGTACTTCCGTCGGCCACATAATAAAAATCACTGTTAGATTCCACGCTGTCCCAACTGTCAGTAAACCACGGAAGAGCATCCCAGCCGCCGGTAACATCAAAAGTTGTTCCTTGAATTTGTACACCGCCAAAATCTATACCGGTCATTAGTTGTGCCAGTTCATTGCCTCGCATTCCGTCAGTGGGTGAATAGTAGTTTTCGATTCTGTTTATACTGTCAAATAATTCTACATTCTTTTCGTAGTTGATTTCTATTATATCACCTAGAGTTGGGGTTGTATTGAAAATTAGTTTGCCTTTGATCAAGCTATATGTATCCGTTGTGGAAGTATACAATGTGATTGTATATTCACTGTTCAATACAATTTGATTATTTTTAGTTATTGAAATCTTGCTCTTGTCTCTATTAGGTGCATATTGCAATTGGAAAACTGCAGAAACTCCTGTGGCTGTAAAAATTTCAGATTTGGTAAATGTTTGGTATATTCCTTGTTTAGCAATTCTATCAAATTTCACAGTAAGATCAAATGTTCTTACCGCAGTTTCACCAATTGTGGCCACAGCTTTGGCAATGCTTTGACTGGTACCATTGCCGCCAACTAGACTGACACTAGGGGCCTGTGTATAACCCTGACCTTTGGTTAGAACCTTTACAGCTACAACACTGCCATTGGCCACAAATGCCTGAGCTGTTGCGCCGGTGCCGTTGCCTTCGATTATTACACTAGGGACTTCTGTGTAATCAGCACCCCCGTTAGACACAGTAATTTCAGTAACAACGTATCCGTTGTTGTCAGTCCACCATTTCCAAGGATAACTAGTGAATCTGTCGCTGTTTGATCTAATTGGTAATATTTTTCCATCTTGAGTAGAGTACTCTGGAGGTAGGTCAAAATCAGTGGTTCCCGAATATGAAATGTCCCTATCTGTGTATTTAGAAATATATTCTCTAATTGTGGTTCTATAGGGTTTGATTTCTTCTATGTATTCTTGGAAATTTTCTAAATTATCATTTTTATAATTTATTTTTTGCTCTAAATCTCCAACATTGTGAGTGGCATTTAAGAAACTTGTTTTGAACGCCCAATCAATATACGGCTGCTCTACAAACGCATATCGAATACTGGTAAAGAATAATTTATTCCATTCTACTCTAAGGTCTTCTGTGAATATATCTTCTTTGGCCGCTTTTAATATATTGCGTAATTCTTGTGTGGGATTTATATCATATACATCAGCATCAAAGGCAATGGTATTGTCGTATCCTATATTTTGCACCGACACTAGATCATCAATAATTAAATTGATGGTACCATTTTTTCTGCCAACAAGAATGTAATTATCTAGAATATTTCCTTGGGTTGGATCAGTTTTTTCTAATACTGCCCATCCGCCATTGGCAAATTCTTGGATACGTATTAGATCTCCAACCTTGACAGAAATTGAAGGTTCTTGATAAAGGTCGGTGATTTCTTTGACTATTCTAGAAGTTACTCCGTAACCATCTTGCCACCAATCAATGTATTCCCAATATTTGCTAGTATTGAATGCCTGAGACTTAGATCTAAAGAAAGTTTTTCTTATATCATCCCAGGAATAGATACTCCAATAATTATTGATCGAACTATCTTGTGCAACTAACACAGAAAAATATCTTATTTCTGCTACAGCTGATGTGTAGCGACGACCTTTAGACAACACTGTGACAGAATTTATTCTACCTTGACTGTCTATAGTGACTCGTGCTGTGGCTCCTTGTCCATTCCCTTCAATGTTGACAAATGGAGCATTTCTATAACCAAATCCAGAATCTGTGATATCAATAGTATCAATTTCTCCGTCAACAATATTAGCTCTAAGCACAGCTTTTTTAACTCTTGTTGTTCCTACTTCTGCAAGATCAGTTAGTGTGTCCACACGTACATCATATTGATTTAATACACTGGAAGGTTCTGGATCAACTGATCCAAGATTGATAAAATTCAAAGTATCGGAAAACGCTCGAGTTTTTAATACTGAATTGATGTTGATAATTACTGTTTTTAAAATGGCAAATCTATCTTTGAACATTGTCTGACGGGGTCTAAAACTTAGACCATATCGCTGCTTGATAGGTATACCGGCGTCCGGCACTATGTTACCAGCAAGGTCATACCCTACCAAACTGTCTATCCATTTGGCTTCTAGGGTTTCTGTTGGGAGACTGTCTGCAACCCCTTCGGTCAATAACTGATATTCATTGTGAATAGAATTCAAGGCTTTTAGATTTTTTCTATATTGAATATTAATCAACGCGGTATTTGAAGAAATCAAAGATTCAAAATTGAAAGCCAATAAAGTATCTGCGGCTATCGGAGATAGTATAGGCTGTCCTGTGCCTATTGGATTTTCAATATAGCTCTTTACATCCAATGCTGTAATTCTTCTGCCTGGAACATTTTTTGGCACTATATTTTTATTCTTGACCCAATAATAATATTTTGTATCTGTAGTTTCACCTGTTGAAGAATTGGTTAAAATCTTTACAGAATACGCTGTGTTATCCGGGTATAGCGGCTGGCCTGAAATTCCTTGTGCAAGACCTTCAGTTGTATCTGCTAACACATTCCATCTGCTGGGCAAATATTTTGATTCTACCCATTCATACACATCTATGCTGGCGCCGTAGGCTAATTGATTCCAGTTGCCAATTCGATAGGAAATATCACCCTGTTCATAGAGCAACCACTTGGCAGTACTTAGGTCCCACCACAGTTCTCCAACGTGTTTTTCAAACCAGGCCTGGGATTCATCAACTTCTTGTTGATCGGTGCCGTTGGTATATGTTGCAGGATCGTACAGCGTTTTGAATTTTAATTCTTGTTCGGCTGCACCTAGTATTTTTAATTTGTAATGATCAACTATTTCAATATCTGAAATTTTCACATTGGTTTCATTGTCGTATATTGAAATGTTTTTAAACAATTCTATATCAGTTAGGTCTTGTCTTGAGGCGATGGTATTCCACGGATTTTTAGTTGTATCTTTAGTAAACAATCTAACCTGGCCAGTTTCAATAACTTCTGCGCTGCCGGTATATCCGCTACCTCCATAGGACACAAACAACTTAGTTATAGTACCAGCAGACATCGACTGTACTTTGATACGAGCTTTGTCTGCAGATCCATTAATTTCAATAGCATCGGTATCATCGTCGAAGTCACTAACAGTATATCCAGCTCCAGAATCTTTAGCTATAGCAGATACAATAACTCCGTCTTGTATTATTACATCTACTGTGAGTGCATTATTGCCGCTGGCTCCCAATAGAATAGTAGTTGTAAAATTAACACCTATTCTATAAACTGTATCTCGATATGTAGGAGATCCCACTGCTATCACAGATCCCACACAGTCTACACTAGAACCAAATGATTCCCAGTCTTGTAGGTCTGGTACATATAATTTTTCTGTTAGGTGATATGTTTGATCTTTTCTTTCAAACACATAGACCTGGCCTGTATTGCCTTCGTCAGAACTAAATGTGGTGTTAGTATTATCAAAAGATGTTGAACCTTGATCATATATTGTAAACAGGTTAAAACTGGCATTACTGGCACCTACAACTATTTTTTCTGTTGCGGGACTAATGCTGATAGCAGACCCAAAATACTCGTTGGCATAATTTTCGTGGCTGATTAGTCTTTGTTTCAATCTATAAGAAATAGTATCCGACTGTGCGGACTTAAACACAAACACTGCACCTTGATCGGTGGATTTTACATCTGCTTGTGGGCTACTGGCAATAATTGTAGTTCCGTTATAGTCAATGTCTACTGCTGCTCCAAACTTGTCTCCGGTATTTAGGTTGTCAATATTTAATACATCGCTAATTTCAATCAACGACCCAGCAGTGATAGTTTGAGCTAGTTCGTAAACATCATTGGTATTTCTTTTATAGATAAAAATCTTCCCAGAAGGATTAGAAATTTCAGAGCTAACAAAAGTCCACGGACCTTGTAGACTGCTGTTTGTGGGCACATCATTTTTACTAGTAGTTATATAAGTAGAATCTTCAGACGAATCTGCTTCGCCGCCTGTAAGAGGATCATAGTCGACTAATCTATAATAATCTCCATTATATTTTACTATATCATCTTCGTAATATGTTTGATAATCTGTCCATACTCCTTTATAGTTGGCAATGTATATTCCGTCACTTTCAGGAGCCCCGACTACTAATACACTGCCGTCTCGACTCATGGCCTGACTTTGGCCAAACATATCACCAGCTTTAATCAATTCTGCAAACTGATAGGATATCCATCTTGCTGTACCTGTACCTGAACCAACTCCAGTGGCTTTAAACGTTAGGCCGTCACCAGCTGCAGGATTATTACCGATAAGTTGAAAATTTGTAGTACCATAATCTTCAATTCTATAGATTTCACCTAGTTTAAAATTGCCAGCTGTGACCAAAGGATATATCGATCCCAGAATAGCTGTAGAGCTGTCTTGAAGAATTGGAAGAACATTTCCACTGTCAATCAAGGCAATGTTAGATGGTAATGAAACTTCAGTTACTGATTCATCTAGGACCTGCCAAGAATTGCTGGTAGATAAATCAAGTGATGTTCCGTCACCATAGGTATCTTCTAGTGCTTGATATATTCTTCCTTCATACCAAACTTTAGATCCTTGGCTGTAAATAGCACTAACGCTACTAGTATAAAGTCCTCGGTATTCAGGATCTCCCATCTGTTTCCAACCAACAGTCGCTGTGCTGATTAAGGTATGGGAACTTGAATCATCTATACCAAAATCTTTGAGATCAATTTCTGTTCCGGTTGTGGCGTTTACTACTGAAGTTGCCAATTGTATAACAGTATCTGTAATTCTTATTGCGTATAAGATTGTGTAATCTTCAGGTGGTGGAGGCGATGTAGCTAGAGATTTATCATCTCCGGCATATGTGCCGTTGAGATACCTCACAAGTTGGCCGGTAATATAATTATGATTTCTTGAAAACGTAATTGTATTCACTGCATAATTTACAGCACTGGTTCCATTAAACGTCAGAATCTGTGTTGTTGATCCTGCTGTTGTACCAGTATATTTGTAAAGATAAACTCTGCCTAGATCGTTAAGAGATCCAGGAGCAGAGATTGACATATAATAATTTGCGCCAGAAACTCCAATAGAGATACTCGATCCAAACTTTTCATTTGCTTCAATTCGAGGGCTAAGAATTGTATGTTGCAATTCCCATGCATTATTTTTTCGTTTGTATAGAACCACCATACCTTGTTTTACTGGTCCTAGCGATCCCGATGAATTGGCATAGACTACGTCAACCAGTTTCCAATCTTCATTTCTAAAATTCACAGACAATGTGTTCAGAGTATTGGTGCTGCCATCGCCGGGCTGTTGATCGTTAGTGGCTTCCCATAATTTTCCATTTTGCAACACTATATCGCCGGCACGATAAGATGCTGCTGGTATAAGTGGATCTATATAGCTGTCCTCATAAATTCCTTTGAATCTACTAGGTACTCCAGAAGCCAAAGGAGCTCCTACTGCTAACCAAACATTATCAGGACTGATAGCAATGGCATCTCCAAAACTATTTGCCGTTGTATTTGTAAATTCAGTTTCTGGTTGTAGTATTTCTTTTACAGATAATCCTGTGACAGTTTCTGAGTAAACCATTACAGAGTTGGCAGAGGGTATTCCTGTAATAACCTGTTTGAGGTTGTCAGCATATACCACAGCTCTTCCTGTATTTCTGGGATCAGTGGCTCCAAAATTGGTGATTGGTTTTTCAACGTACAGTCTTTGTTTTTCAACAACTTCCCAATTGCCTACAGTTGCGTCGGTGTTGTCGATCCATAACTTTGATCCTTGTTTTAACAGAGCTGCGGTTTGATCTCCAAGGTCTTGATAAGAATTAAATCTGGATTGTGTCAACTGATATATGTTGTATTGTATAGAACTTATATCTGGAGCACTTGGCACAGGACCGGGGCCGTCTTGGACACCAAAGGTATAATCAGTAACAGCTACAACTTTATAAAATCCGGTGAAATTTACAATGTCTTTTATGCCTACAATTTCATCTACTGTTAGTCCGTGTTTTCGACTCACAGTTACAGTAATTACGCTTGTGGTAGAATCTTTGACGATGTCTTCAATTATTAGGGCTGTGTTGAGGTTTAATCTCAACACTGTCCAAGATGCATTATCAAAGGTAATCCATATATGAGAATTTTCAACCAAAGACGAAATATCCAGTGATAATATGTCTTCTCTTGATCTTACAAATAATTCTATTTGATCTGTTTTAACGTATCCAGCATTTCTAGTAATTCCTTGATAGACGGTCAATGGATTGATGTCAACACTATAAGGAATCAAGGACCTAGTAAAGTTAGTTTGATTTACTCTTAGATATTTGTCCAATGAATTTTTAGAAATTGGTCCGTTAGTAATAACTATGGCCTGAGGATTTACTAGTAGATTATCTTTGACAATTTCAAATTCTATTTCGTTGAGTTGATCTATGCCTCCCAATCTACCAACATTAAATGCCCATTCTTCATCTAACACAATGCTGTCGGCAGTGATTCTGCTGAGCTTGTCAAAAACCTTGACCACAGCATTGGCTGTGCCTTTTTCTCTAATAAATCCTTGATACAATTTAAATTGAGTAACATTATCTTCTGCAAGATTTTGTAAATATTCTCTAGTTTGATATCCTATGAGGTGTCTTGCTAGTTCACGCTGACTGGCGCCGGCGCCGTCGGCATCTACATTATAGTAATCTTCAAACTGGCTGACTCTGACATCAAAATTGCTGATCAATCCTTTGGCAGGAGTTGTGTCTAATTTAGTCCAATTACTGTCTTTGAATTGAATAGCACCCTGTTGATTTACAAGGCTGGTCCAATTGTAAGATTTATAATTGACAATGTCACCTAGTTTGTAATCTGTGAAGGGTTGCCATATCTGTATATTGACATTGTCAAACAAGAATCCCGGACTAGTATAATCACCGTCCCAGTCAACTGTACGGAATCCGCGACTCTTTATACGTTCTTGACGATAGCCTGTTGGCTTGTCATATAACACATCATTAAAAACTGTACGATCATCAAAAATTGTTACGTGTTCTTTCAAAACAAAATAACATCTAAAAAAGTATATGCCGTCCGAGTCGTTGACAACATCTACCGTTATTTTTTTAAACTCTCTGTTGACATTTATAAATTCCACAGGCAAAATGGTTCCATCAACTTTTAAAATATTATAATCATAAAAGCTATCAAGCAGATTGTCAGCAACTCCGATATCAATATTCAACTCTATTTTTGCAGCAGCTGGACTTAACGTGATTAGTGAACTTTCGGCCCATTTATGTTTTGACCAAAACAACAACTCTTTTATCGATGTTATCCAATCTTTAGCCGATTCTAGATTTCCGTCATAGCCGGTGAACTCAAATCCCTGTGATTGTAGATATGCATCATACCCTATGATAAAATCTGCTATGTCTTGTAGAGATGAAAATACTGTGCCGTAAGGTAGTTCTTTTACTGCGGCACTGTTTACCGTTCTTCTTCTAAAAACTTCTACTGCACCTACTAACGGTAATTTTGCGATTCTTTGCCAAAATTGTGCGTCAAATTCTATGCCACTTGTGTGTGATTTAATACATCTGTAAAAAATATCAGATACTCTAATTATTGTTCCATTACCAAAAATCTTGTTGGCTTCCCAATCGATAAAATTTTCACTCACGCCGCCAACTGACAGCAAAGGATCATTGGCGCTTTTGACAGCTTCAAAATATTTAAAATAAGGTTCGCTGATGTCATAACCAAAAAGTTTGAAGCCGCTAGCTAGTTTTTCAACTACTACTGCACTGTAACTTGGACTGGAAATTGGTGCGCTGATATTAAAATTAATGTCATAATTTTCTTGAGGAAGAAAAATATTACTGGTGCTGGCGCTGGGATTTTTACTGTCTAAAATATATTTTTGTTGACTCTGATCTACAAATCCGCTTAATCTGGTAGATAAATTGACATCTAGATTGTCTATTTTCTTCTGAAGCACAGATTCAGTTAGTCCTCTTGACCTCAAATAATCTACAACATAATTTACAAGTCCAGAAGTTTGATTGCCTCCGGACGTCGGAATAACAATGTCCGAATTTTTAAAGAATAAATTTGTGTTTTTATTAACTGTTTGACCAATTTTGTTAACTTTGATTCTAGATTTATCAAGAGTTTCAATGATAAATTCATAAGGTCTCATTAGACATAGAGCCAGCATAATAACAAATGGATAATCACTACTGCTGCGCCAGGCATATTCCACCGGAGCTAGATCACCAAATTTAAATGTGCCTTTGTTGTTGTATAAAACAAAATTAGTAGCTGCTCCGGATTCAAATGGGCTTAATAGGTTGCCGTCACCGTCTACAGGAATATGATTTAGCAGAGTGGCTCTTTTATATCTATCATACGTTCCTACTCGAGGTCCTTGGCGAATTATACCACTTGCTAGATCTTCCCACAATAGTAAATTATTTTTTGTATACGGTGCAGCACCGTATTGATCTTCCCACCAACTAGGTTGTTGGCTAAATCCCAACATTTCCCAAGGACAACGATGTGGCCTATCAGTATCGTACAACCAGGTGTACACTCCTCTCCACCATCCGGGCAAATTTAGCTGACCGGTTGGGTCTCCCATATTTGAATAGGTATATGTGAAAGAATCTTCACTGTCAAAAAATGTGTTGGTCAGATAGTCTACATTTGTTTCACTAAACCATCTTAGGAATTCAGAACTAATCACGCTGTCTAATTCTTGTTTGGTATATGTAGATGATCCGTAGTATCCTCCAAGGATAGCATCTTGACTAAACAAATCTTCTGTGTATACTTGCTTGATGTTGTTGTAGATGCGTTTTTCTAATTCCAATAGCACATCATCTCTAAAATCACCGTAGGCCACTGTGATACTGCCATCATGTCCTTGGATAACATTAATTGGCGTCACATAAGTATCATCTAAAAACAAAGACGGAATAAAAGTTTTATATAGACCCAATTTTGAAGGAGTTGGTGGAATAAAACAGAAACTTGAAGAAACGTATTCTTTTATTTGAATAACATCTCCTTCTGCTAGAGATTTAGAAATACTAACAAATCCAAACGTATCATTGAATGTATAATCAATACCGTGTGTCAACTGCGTATTGTTGATATAGATATAAACTGCTGTTCTACTAAGTTGAGTTAAATTAAATTTTGTATTCAGTGCAAAGGTCGTGATTTCTGTGTCTTCTACAATGTATTCTTTGAGATTGTAGGCGCCACTACCTACCATGTCAGAATCTGCAAACGCATCTTTTTGTGTTTTAATTTTGGACATAGTGGCCAATATATCATCAACAAATTCAACAGGATCTAGATTGTATGTGGCAGTTTCAGCAAATTTAATAAAGTTATTTTTAAATTCTGTATAAGATTTTTTTGCAAATTGAATAGATTTAATAATGTTTACGTGCTTGTCGCACAGCAACATTATTGCTGTAGGTGTAATTCCCGAATGTTTTAAAAATCTTCGTGCTAGATTTTGATACCCAGTAAGATCTCTCAAATTGCTCACACCTGGATATGCACCGCTGAATTGTTCGAATAGGTCTATTGCTGTTGAAACATGGTCAACTGCCTGTCCTAGAGTAAATGTTTTTACTTCTCCGTTTAACGGATTTTTTTCAAGTCCTACTGGAATCTCATAATATCCTAGATGAGGATCTGCATCTGCAAAAACCTTAACTGTAACAATGTCATTTATTTTAAAACTATTAGGAAACGTAAAAATATTTTGATTTCTAGTGTAGCTTCCAGAATATTTTATTCCATTAATGTAGATTAAAATTTTGGAAATTTCACTGTCTTGAACGTCTGTCCATTTGATTCCATTGCTGACGATTCGTGTTGAAACTTCAGCAACTGTGGTACTGTAAATTACCGGCTGTAAATATGTTCGATCAGATTTAAGCCATCCGTTAGCATAACTTCCGGTATGTGTAAATTTGTAATAACCTTGTCTTATGGTTTTAAAAAATACTTCTTTACTAGAGTGATAATCAAATGTATCTACATCCCAATCAAAATTAAATTCAATATCCCCTACATTGTTGATGTTTAGATAACTTAGACTAAATCCTAATTCTTTATCAATAATACTGTTTCCGACTTTATAACTTACTAGTTTAGTTCCTAAGAAACTGCTAACAGGATATGTATCCATGTCTCCGTAACTGACACCATTATCATCAAATACATCAAATAATGGACTTTGATTTACTGCGGTTTTCTTTTGACTAGGGACCCAAGATGTACCAGTAAAGTGGTACATTATTCCTTTGTTTAGTAAACCTCGTCTAACAAACACTCCGTCACCAATGGTAGAAGTTGCGTCGACAGTTTCTACCAAATTGATTTGTCTGCGATTGTTGTGAATTATAAAGTTTACTGTATAAATTCTATTGTTGGCCAGTGTATCAGTATCTGCTGTGACCAATAGTCTAGCACCATTAAATAATTCTTCCCCGTCGACATTGTATCCAATACTGCCTTCTATGGTTGAAAAAACGTCAGTGGTAAAAGTATCAATAAAGTCAACTGGCGTTTTTGCTAGGCTACCGTGGTTGAATAACTGTAGGTTTGAAGAAAATTCAATAATAGGTCTTTTGGCTCGAGCTGTTTCAATTGAGTCAAACTCGCTGTTGTTGAGGGCGTGTGCTTGTTCTAGAACTGATCTGTGAAACCATCTATTGTATCTGCTCCAAGGATTTGAATCTTGACTAGCTCTATTAATTGTAATGTAGTCTTTTGATTCTGGATATGTGGCCGCATCATCAAAAGGCTCTGTATCAAATCCGCCGTCGTCAAACAACACTTCTAAACTTGTTGTGCTAAGAGTTGGAGGGGACAAGTCTTGAAATCTTATTAACCTAATAGATTCTCCAACACCTTCTATTACCCAAGTGTCTGTGGAATATTTTGTAGGCGTCACTTGACCAGAAAATCTAACTTTCATACCGTTGGTAAATGTAATAGCGTTACTACTGACATATGTGGCTTTGCCAACAACTTCATTAGTAATATCTATTTTGGTATTTGATTCAATATCAGCAATAAGGAACCTGCCAAATCTATTGATGTCTGTGGCGCTTTGATAAAACAACACATCAGGTGCATCGAAAGGCACAGTAAAAGTCAAGGTGCCATTGGTTGCGCCTTGACCGGTGATTCCTGTATTATAGTCTAATGCAGTGGCCTGACTAGCTGCTTCAACATATTCCCAATCCTGGCTGTCTTCATCTATGGTGCTTCCATCAGTGATTGCAATAAAAGTTTTGGCTTTCCATAACTTGTTGTTGAATACAGCAAATTGACCTTGTTGATATGGTAGATAAGGTTTGTAAACTAATGACCCTGTATCATAAGCAGTTTTAATAACAAAACCCTCACCCGGCGCATTGACTTGAAACTTGTATGTTTGTCCTCTATAGAGTGTGAGGGTGGGATTCAATGATAGTCCGTCTGGGAAGAATATCCAAGACGATCCTACTCCTAATCTTACTCTATATGTGCTGGTTATAGACTGTTGTTGTCCGAATATCGTGATAGGCGGGGGACCATCTGGTACCCAATAATATTCACGGAAATTTACAAACTTGTCCCAATCAATTGGTGGATTCCAAGAATAATGATCTTGATCTGTGATTAGATCATCTCTTTCTAGATGGTTACCAAAAAACTTTAATTGATTTTTAAAATCAATATAATCATAAAAATTTTCTACTTTATCTTTGTCTTTGACTGTGACGCCAGGTTCTAATTGATATCTACTTCTAAGAGTTGCATCTGTGTCTAAGTATACATCCGAACCATTATAAGTTTTACCGTATCTACGACCTACATAGCCAACTGTTTTAGATAATGTGCCAGGTTGAACCAATGGATCAACAACTGCAGACATAAATTTTGCATTGGTTTCGGTCTGAAAGACTTCTGGTAGGAGTTCTACAGTTCTACGAATCGGTAACTGACTTTGAGGGAAAATATCTTTTGCCATAATCTTATTGTGTTGAGTTTACTATAGATGCTACTTCTGCACGTATTTCAACCGCGGTAATTGCTGTAACAATCACGATATCATCTACTGTTGCGCCGCTGATAAAAATTTCTTCTGGTTGACTTTGTATTTCAAATAGACTACCGAATGTTTGATCTGGTTGTCTAGGTACAATCACAAGATTACTGACGTCCGGTGCAACTTCGTTAGTGATGTATGTAATTAATTCTCCTAGGTAAAATCTGTCTCCAAAATCCCAATTGTTAATATCAAAGAAACTGGTGATTGCAGTGACTATTCTTACCTTTAGATCATTGTCGTTAATTGTTTTATAGGGATTTTTAACTACTTTGAATTGTGCTTGAAGTTTAGGATCTGCCGTGCTTCCAAATAAAATTTTGTAATTCACAGGATGATAGATTAGTTCATCACTAATAGATTTAATTAAATTCAACTGTTTACCAAATGCTATTCTCAATGCGTCACTGGTCGGAACTTCGGGTTGGCTTATGGCGCCCGATATATACTTTCTAAATTCAGTATCGTAGGTTCTTGTTAAAAGAAAAATATCCATTATATTACTTACACTAGGATCTATTCTTCGATCAATGTTGGCATTGTGAATATATTGAAATTTGAGGTCTGCTCGACCTATCACTGCTTTGTAATCAGATTCGATTATCAATGTGTTAGTGCCTAGATCAACACGCTTTATTCTGTTTTCATTACTGGCATAAAAATAAATTAATTGACCGTTGGCATAATCAGAAATAATGATATTACTTTCAGTTTGTCTAATTAGGATAGTGTCATTGACGTTATCAACATAAGAGTAGGTTGTGTACCCGGAAGCATCTGTTGTTTTATAAAAAAACAAGTATTTTAGATCTAGATCTTGGCCAACTATCTGTTCAAACGAATCAGGATTGTCAATAACGCCATCGTCGTCACTATCAGCAAATGACAGTTTTATTTCATTGGCGCTTTGATAACCATCTTCAAATTTAATTACATCACTAACTTCAAATGTTTTGTCATTTTTTAATGCAGTAATCAACCCATTGTCGGCATTGATGCCAAGAATGTTAACTTTGTCTTTAACTGCTTTTCCAGTTTTTCTATCAAAGGTTTTTTGATTTACATCAAAATAAAATCTGTTCTGTTCTAGACTTCTAAAAATATAATCTAGTCCTCTAATTCTTACATTGTAACTGTCTGCTTGTCTAACAAACGCTATAATCCAGGCAGTGTCTAGATTACTGTTAGTAGTGTCTCCAGCACGACCTAGACTGAAATCATTTAATAGATCAATGTTTGCAGATGTAATAATTTTCCAAGAACTTTCTATAGACTCATATCTTAGGCCAAAATTCACATTTAAACTGATGAGATTGGTCATTTCATTTTCTAGAGCCGTTGGCAAGTTGTTGATGAATCTAGGAACGATCCGTGTTGCAATTGCTCCGCTAGGTACAACATCATTAAACACAATAGGGCCAAGTCCGTTGGCTAATACTCCGCGGCCGGCGTTAGTTCCATCTCCTGTAATCTTAACAACCTTGACCCAAATTCTATCTGTTTGTTCTACATCTGTTGCACTGATGTTGACAATTGCACCCTTTTTAAAGGCCTTACCTGCAGGAGGTTCAAATTTAATTAGTGCTCCCGCAAACACATATTTCAAAGAGTTAGTGGTATATGTTCCAACTTTGAACAATGATTGATCTATGTTGTTGATAAAATAACCTGTGGATGAATTTACATCGTTAGTAGTTTGAGCCCAAAGTGTATTTGAATCTGTAAATTGTATTTTAGTGAAATTTGTTAGATAAAAATTATACACATCCGTGTTGGTCAACAGGGGTTCTATATTGTTTCTAATATAATTTATAATGTCAATTCTATTAGTATACTTAAAAGACTCTGTTCTTTCTGTTTGTTCTTTGTATATTACTCCATCGTCTGCGAAAACATTTACACTTGAGTATTTTCCGCTGGCATCTATTACATCAAAATTTCTACTAATGCCGCTGCTGGTTCGATTAATAGCTTTGACCTTTAAAATATCTTGGCTGCTAGACAATGGAGCTAGATTATAATCTTCTCCGGTGATCATGCGATTCTGTGTGTAATAAATTGCAGGAGCGCGAGATTTGATACTGTCAATGTCTTCTGAAGCTGTTGCAGTGCTGATGGTATATTTCAAACTACAACTAATTAATAGTTCGTGTCTCACTCCTGCTTTGTTTATATAAGGCACAGAGATATTAATTGCTCGCATTTCAGCGGGACTAACTGTGTAACTTAGCCCGTTGCTAACTCTATAATAGGCTTTGAAAGCGCCTTGGGGCAAGTTGCCATAGGTACCATCTGCAAATACCAAATCAATTTTATCATCTTCTTTGGTAATCACACTATAGATATTTCTTATGTTTGAATTGATACTGTTGTAGGCAATGTTGCTGCCTGTAATACTACTGACTTTGGTCCATTCAGATGCCTGTGTACCGTCTGAATTTGTGGCAAACAACCAAACATCTGAATCATTAATTCCAGTAACATCAACAGAAACCACTTCGTTGGTAGTAGGAACATCAACGCTAAAATCAGTTAATTCTAGACTGCCCTGTTTCAACAACATAAAAAATCCAGTGTTAGCACTAGCACTGCCTTTGCCGTCTTGTCTATAGATAAATCCCAATTGACTGCCCGGAATAGGCGGTTCTTCATAATAATCTTCTGCGCCAACAAAGCTGGTACTTACCAATTCAAACGGCATCTTTCTACTGGCTACTATTTTTTCAAAGTTAAAAATTGGTACATCTGTAAAATTAGATCTAAATCTATACTGTTGTGAGTCAATGCCTTGAATTGTGTCTGTACCTTGGCTTCTACCAAATTCAGTGTTGTCTGCCATTGCAGAATTCATAACTAGAATAAATTGCTCTAGCCAATTTGAATTAGTAGGGTCATTCCATATGATTGTTTGGCTGGCAAGATTCTTGTTGTTGCTGTCTAATACCCCTTCAGTGGTAGACACTGTGTCAAATTTAATTAGGCCTTGTGCAGGAATATTTCTTCTGCTGTTGTAAGAAATCAGTCGTGCCAGTCTCAACACAGATTCTTTGGTTTCAGCTAGTTCTAAAAAGTTTTCTCTGCTGGCTAGATCAGTACGGAAGGCCAAACTCTGCCCTAAAAACGCTACTGCATCTATCAGTGCTAGATATTCTGAACTTTCAATGTAATCGTTGAAATCTTCTGGATAATTTTCACGGAGATAGGTAATAATAACTCTACGCAGATTTTCAAAATCATAGCTTTTAAAGTCAGCATTTTTAAAGGTCTGATAAATTCTTTTCCAGTCCTGGTTTAAAATTAAATTGTTCTGTCGAGACGTAGTGGTCATTTTCTTTCCCTATACTGATATTTATCGTAAAAATAAAATGCGCATTTTATGTTATTGTGTTATCTCTATCAAAATTCAAACGTAGTGTATCGGTTATATCAAATGGAAGGATTACTATTTCTGCTTCTATACGTATACCTTGTTGAGTACTGTCTATGGACACTGAGTTTACTTTTACACGTTTATCAAAATTAATAATTTCTTCAACATCTTTGGCAATTGCCGATTTTATTTCTGGGGTGAAATTCTCAAATAGTGTATCCCAGATAATTGTTCCAAATTTGGGGTTTTCTAGTTTTTCACCTTTTCTAATATAGAAATGGTTGATAAGATCTTGTTTGATCAATTCTGCATCGTATAACTTGTAGTTTCGTTTGAATTCTTTAGAACTAAATCCCTTGTATCGAAAGTTGCCAGAATTTGCATTTCCTATGCTGGCTTTGTTTTTTGCAATGACTTTGTTAGTGTATATTTTTGCCATAATTTATTTCCTTAGAACGGAGTATCGCTTGGTTTTTTATATTTGCGCCAATCAACTGGTGGGGTTCTCATACTAGAACTTTCTCCCTCGTAGCGGCCATCTACGTCTCGATCTGTTAGACTTGGTTTGACTTTTGTAGCATCTAGATTTTCGTGGAAGGGGTACGGTTCAGCTGTGGGCATTCTTCTCACTATAACTTTTTTATCCACATCGTCTTCGTTAGGTGCAGGAAGATCCGGAAGGCTATGTGTCTTTAATATTTTTGGTAACACTGCTTGAGCTGCACTTCCGGGTGCGGCAGCTGCGGCAGCTGCGGCAGCTGTTGGTCCGTTCATGTGAATCTGAGAAGCAGTTTCTATATGTTGTCCTGACGAATTTATGTGAAGGGTTCCGCCGGTTGTTACTTTTCTGTCGCCTGTAACTGTATGATCTAAACTTCCATTGTGAGATATTTTTATATTTCCATTAATAGTAACATCCGTATTTCCACCATTAGAATTTTTAACTGTTCCGCCTTGACTTGCAAAATTTTCATTAACTGAATTATAAACTGTATGCGTAAAATTTTGTTGATAAACTTTATCTACATTTTCTTTTACATTATGCTTATAAGTTTTATCGTAAGTTTTATCAACATCCATTTTAATGTGTATTTTTTGATTAGCATCTACAATTAAAATGTGATCTTTTATCACATGGGTATGCATTTCTCCGTTTACTTTGATATTAAAATTACGGCCTGCTTCCATATTAATATCACGATCGGCAACAAAATTAAAATCTTGTTTGGTTCTAATATTAATACTGTCCTCAGCATAGATGTCAATTTTACCGTCGCTGGTAAATTCAATCCAGGCTGTGCCTCTACTGTTTCCGATATAAATCAAATCTTCACTATTATGGAATAACAGTTGATGTCCTGTTCTAGTCCTAATTCTAAAATGTTCGTTGTAGGGAATATCTTTTAGTCCTTCGGGATTTTTTACATAGGTAGGAGATCCGTCAGTAGGTTTTGTTTCTCTATAGTATCTATCATCGCCGTCATCCATGACAAAATGTGTTCCGCCAAGTCTTTGAACTGGGACCGGAACTGGCGTAGGACTTTCTCTATTTCCCAAAAACTTTTTCTTGCCGTTTCTATCTACAGGCCCAGGACTGCTCATTCCGAACACCATGTTTGGCACATCTCGTCTTGATGTAGAAGTAGTAGTGCCTCTTACTTCATCTCTAGTTAGTCCTTGGATTTTAAATCGTCTAGCGATAGGATGTACAGCTCTAGGTATTTTATCAATTTCTAAATTCTTGTCACCTTCATTGGCTTTTCTATTGTGTTCAACTACCGGCAACGGATGTTCTGCTTGCTTGTAGTCTTCATCTGTTTTATATACAGTAGTTCCGCCAATAGCAGGGACCATGTGATTTTGAAATTTATCTTGAACATTTGCCACCCAATATCCCTGATCTGGTTTTCCGTCTATGAAAAGCACAATGCCAGTTACACCAGTGTCAGGAGGAACGCCCCAGAATCCATAGCTCATCTGGGCATCATCTGCTGTGACATTTTGTCCAGTAAACTCAAAAGGTGTGCATCCATAAAACGGGCTGGCATATTTTACAAAATAGGTTTGGCTTTCATTACCTACTTGATTTCCAGAATCTCTAATAAGCACAACTTCGAGCCCGCCTTGAAACAACAAATCTGCATGACCTATTATTTTGGCCAAATAAGGAGCACCGGTAAGACTACCCTGTGAATTTTCTCGTTGGTCTTCTCTTTTTTCAATCATATTGCGCTTCCGGGATTGTTTATGTACGTTCCGCTATCTGGTTCCGGTTTATCTGTCGTTGTTGGAAAAACACCGCCACCACTACCACCTTGATCTTGAGCAGGAATTCTAAAACCTGATATTACCTGTGTGAATAAATTTCCTTTAAATCTAGCTTCTGCTTTTGTAACCTTAAACAATCCGCTAAACGGACTGGGACTTTGACCTTCGGGAAAATAATAGCCGCCGGGAAAATTTGCTGCTGCGGCTCCGGCATCTGGATCTGCGGGAGTTCTAAAATTTACCACCACCCAAATATCAGTGGCTTCGTGATTCATGGTTCCATTTTCAGTTACTTGATCATCACTATCACTATGAAAATTACTGTATCCAACTTCAGGAAGGAAATAAGGATCACCTAAAATTTCTAAATCTAAATTAACTTGATTTCCCACACTATTTAGATAGGCCATATAAAATTCATTGGCAATTTTTTGTTCGGTACTGGTTTGACCCGATCCACCTTTAAACGGAAGATTTCCCGTGACCATATCAAATTTTGCAGGAGCAGCATTTCCTCCCACTGACGGAGCTGCGGCTCCTTCGGCTTGTTTGCTGGACATCTTGGGGCCGGTTACTGATCGACCTGTAGAATCACTAGCAACTCCGCCAGAGTCTTCAACCTTGTTGGGATCTATGGCTGTGAACAACATATTTTTAATGTCAATGTTGAATTTAATGATATCTGTGTTTAGACCAGTGTATATGTAGTTGTATTCTTTTTGTGCGGCTTTTTTGCAGCCTGCTATTCCTTTACTTGTGCCTTCTGGCGATAGGTAAGCACTGTGATGTATTTTATAAGGCTGCACTCTAAAAGTAATATCTTTAGCATAATCCTTAAGTTTAGGATCAAATTGCTTCTCAAAAAGTTTAACATCAACATCAGTTTTCCACCAAGTTACACGGCCTTGATCATCAATTAGGTCTTCCTTGGTTACTCGATCTCTAGCTTCTTTGGTGCTGAGAACAACCTGATCAATGATGTTTGTGATACTGGTATCTTGACTAAATTGCAGAGACTTTTCTTTGGGATTGATAGACATTTTTCCTCTAATGATTTTTCCGCTGGCTTCATCGTAGATGTCTCCTGCACGTTTGGGTTTTTCAGTTCCGCCTTGGCTTTCTGGTGTAAACTCTAGATCATTGCCGGGGCCGCGGCCATAGGGATTATCTCCTACAAATACAATATTGTATTTGTCCTCATAGGTTTTTTTCTTATCTTTTACTAGTTGATTTTCGCGTTTATTTAAAAAGGATACCAAACTATATTCAGGATGATCAACTAGTACTTCGTTACTGTTTTTGCCTACAAGTTTTACGTCGTTGAAAACCTTGTTCATCTGCTCCGATAGTGCCACATGATTATAGGGGAAGCATTCTATCTTGTAGGTACTGCCAGCTTCATTGACTGTAAAATTTGCATTCATTAATTTTACCAACCAATTAAACGGACCCACAGTCATAGTGGAACTGGGGCCTGTCCAACCTTGAAATTCCAGTCTCAATACATAGGCGGCATTCTCAAGATAGCTTTTGTATCCCGAATTTATTGCGGCCGCCTGACAGCTTTGAAGAAATAGTCCCATACTATAAGGTTCAAATAGTTCAAATTCAAGTTTTGACCAAGGTCCCGACCCTGTGCCTTTAGTAGGCACTACAAAATTTGTTATTGAAACATTGTCAATGTAATATTCAGGAGCACCGTAGGCTGTTTGTACTCTTGCAGCACCGTCTCGACCTCCACTTGATACAATGACATTAGGTAATGGGCCGCTGCGATAAGATTGAGAATTTAGCTGTGCTGGACTAGCACAAGAAAATGTAAACAAACAATTGTATGAGGTAAATTGTTCTAAGATATTAGGTAACGCCATAATTAATTTCCAGCAGTGGTTGACAAGGCAGCATCAATATTGGCTCTAGCTGGACAAAAAATTGTAGTTCCGGGAGAAAAATCGTAGATGGGATCTTTTAGTATTGATCTGTTTCTTTGTGCAAACACCCACCATAATTTTGCATCCTGATAAAGATCAAATGCCAATAGATCTGGGCGGTGTCTGTATTGATTTTCAATGACATATTTGAAATCATCATCGGAAGTTGGAATTGTTCTTAGAGTCAATAATTCCAAGTAAAGTGTATTTTGTTTGGTAATATACCAGGGACTAGTTTTTTTATAAATTGCCATATATTAGAAAGGAATGTTGCCGCCGTTTTTGGCATACGATTGGAAATCAAATCCTCTTTGAGAACTTTTACTGTATACAGGTTGGCAGGTAATTTGTATGGTGCTTAATCTAGGTACAGATGAACCAGCTGCAAGTATATAGTGAACATCATCTTTGAAATCAACCTGAAAAGATTTTATTACTACGGGAATATCTTTTAAAACTGCACCATATCCCGACAAGGTACAAATAGGAGGAGGATTTCC